TATCCTGCCGACAATACCTACCGTAATAATCTTCAAATTTTAAATCACTTGTCTGTGGATACCCCAAGGCTTTATAGATATCACGCTCTCCCGCGTATTGCATGCCAAGTGTTGTGGCAAGTTGCATACGGCCAACAAGATCTCCTAGAATTTGAGCATAAGCAACCAATCCCGGATCCTGTTTGACTTTCCCTTTCGTTCGTTCCATTACTTGACAAGTTAAATTGTTAGAATAACCCCGGGCCTATTTCATCCCGGGGGTTTTTCTTAAGCGGCCATCTTACCAATAACACCACGAACAAATACACGTGTCTTCGCACTATTATGTTCAGGTGCAAAGAACGTAGCCCCAAGGTATGTAAATGTTACGGATAATACCACTTTTACCACCACAGGCCACAGGACTTCACCATTAACAATAAATAACCCAACTGCCTCCAGTATCCCAGTACCAAGGGCAATCAGTAAACCAGAGAGCAGATTGAACCAACTCAATGCCCCTGCCGGAGAATCAGAAGGCCAAATCTGGAACAGATTCTTACCAAAATAAGTAAGTACTGCACAAACTGCTGTTACTGCAAGTACAAGCCAATCTATTGGCTGTACCGAAAATGCTGCCACAATCACTCCTATGAGCATTTGTGCCAGTCCTTTCCAAAATTGCTGCGTCATGACGTTTTGTTTTTAATTAGACAATAAAGGTATATTCTGCAAAATTACATGAATATCATCATCAAGCAAATAATCATCAAATACAAGAGCTTCATCAAGGCCATCAAATTCATCACCAGATTTATCTATCACTGGAGAACCATGACAAGAATTATGTAATATTAATGTTTGACTTGTACCAATTACTTCATCCATTTTTGTTTCAAGCCCCTCAAATGTTGGTTCCTGATCAAACCCGATTTGATAAATAGTTGCATTCGCCCCAGCATACCAATCACGCCAAGTCATGCCCTTTTCAAAAGTATCATACAATCCATAAGACAAAGCCCCCATGTATTTCTTGATAGTAGAAAAGTAAGCATCAGCGGCAGTCTGATTTTCCTTACAGGCACTAATAACCAACCAACGTAAATGTCCTGACCGAAAGATATGATGCTTAATAGGTAACCCAATCGGAACCGCCGGATTTGGTAAAAAACGATTACGAACTATTTTTCCATTGTAGTAATCATGTGGATTACCTTTTGTAATACCTTCAGAAAAACAACTATCTGCTATAACACATACGGTAGCACCTGGCTGTAAGGAAGCAATCGCCTGTGAAGCTGCCCATTTATAATTCTTTACCGTTGCTTTATAATCGGTATAACGACGAACATCAATCCCCGGAAATGCTTTGATAAGTGGCTCCGGTAAATAAAGAGTGTCATTTACACAGCCTTTAAGACCATTCCCCTTACGATAAACATTCCTACCAGTGGTCACTATACGAAATGGCACAGAATCAAATGGCCGATCATCTATTTTCCCAAACATATTTCCAAAGCAAGCCATCACTCAATTATTATTTCACCTTGACGAATTACTATCTTACCCGTAGTAAGTGGAATATTGGTAGAATCACCTGATATAACTCTTCCTTGACGATAGAAAATTACCATATTCCCCTCATAAATTCTCGCTCCTTGCTGCCAGTAACCATTTTGTCTGACTAAAGGAATGTCCTTTCCAACCTCCCACTTAGCATTGGTAGCAATCCCCATATCAAACTCCGTAGGCGTTCCCCACTGCATACGCCATGATGGAACAAGATCAATGGTATTGATGAAGTATGGGTTCATTACCTGTGAATGTGTATCATAACCTCGTTCTTTCCATTGTGTGAAAGTTAAGTCTGTTGATGCAATACGGAACATTGGTGCACCTTCTTCACACCAGTAGATATTATAATCACATTCAAACCCTTGAAGACAGGAAGTATCCATAACATTGACATTTACAATCCTTCGTTTAGTGTAGAAGATGTTATTTTTGATCTTTACTCCCTTTGCATCTGCCACAGGATTATCATTCTTGTAAACGTCAATTAAACCACGCCATGTACCAATACCTGGACCCACATACAAAGAATCTTCAGAATAGAAAGTATTGTTATAAATACGAACACCATTCATTCCTTTAACCACCATTGCTACCGCCGGTGAATTACGAACGATATTGTAGGCAACCACACCTGTTGAATCCGTCATACCATTACTCTTACGTACAATACCCATTGGTACATAGTCAAGATAATTGTACATAATCCGAGCGTTGTTCTGATAGCCGGTAAACACACCATGTGTTATTGTATTAGCATTCTGATCCCCCGTCCATACAAACTTGTTTCCTATGATCTGTTCCCCTTCAAGATTATTGTCGTGGGTAACAATAATGTTTTCATGCCCTGCCTGAAGCATATACCCTCCGATATTACAACTCTCCACATAATTATTCTTGAATGTGAAGGTTGTTTTAACACTATGAGGAACCGAGATACCATTGACATTAAGACAAGTCGTATCCCGATATACTTGCCCCTCATACGTTAATACTACCTGAGCAGAAAGGATAGTTGGTAGAAAGAACAATATGACCAGGATTTTCTTCATCTTATTTGGAATGTATCATTATTACTTATGAACGTGAACAATCGCTCTCGCTTATCATTCAGGGTGTAAGACCATGTCAGTAAGGTTTTTGTATCATATTGATTTATAGGTCGAAGTTCTACGGGGATTCCTGACGCTTCCCAATCAAAATTAGTATCAAAATATGCTTCCTGCTCCGCTACCAGTTGATCCGCTTGATCATACAAACTATTAATCTTTACCCAATTATCCGTTAAAAACTCCCCGGTTGGTGTAATTACAGGAGGTTGCTTATCTATGGCTTTTACTGGAAAAGATACCTGTGTAAAATTATCAAAAGCATCCGTAGCCGTAATAGTAACCGTAACCTGTGGATTGGAAGCATTCAGTATTGTTCCAGCAACAGGGTCTTGCGTAACAGATTTAATTTGACAGTTATCCGTAACCACAACGTATTCTGGAGTGGTGTAATCCGGAAGAAGAGCTTCACAATTTTCCCCAACCTCAATATACTGCGGAGGAATCTGTGCCAACATACATGTACAACTGCTGGCAAGCAGCAGGATCATAACAAAACCAACGATCTTTTTCATACTCTTTTTATTTGGTTAATAACTCTTTTAAACGTTCCCTTGCACGAAGTACTCGAACCCGTATTGTAGAGGAAGAGACCTGATACTTCTCTGCAATTTCATGATATTGTAAACCTTCAAAACAATATTCTTTCACGGCTATTCTGGTATGATCTTTCAATTTGGATATTGCCCGATCCACCATTTCCAACTGTTGATTATATATAAACAGTTGCTCTGGAGTAAGAGTATTACTGGCAAGATTCTTACAACTCTCCGTAAGTTCAACCTCCAATATCTTACGCCTTTTTCCCCGTAGAAAATCAATACAATTATTCTTAGCAATAGAAAATAACCATGTGCTGAATTTACTTGTAGGATTATAATAGCTGATTTTGAGAAAAGCATCCTCAAATGTATGAACCATTAAATCCTCGGCGTCTTCCTTACGATTGACAAAATTGAATATCAATACATACAACGACGTTTTAAACCGACTAACCATCGCCTTGTATGCAGCAGGATTTCCCTGACGCAACCCCTCAACTACTATGTCTTCATTATACTTCATTCTATTATTTCAAAGTGACCAGCATCCCAAAACTTAGTATCATTTATATCATTGTCCCTGTCCCAATCAATCCCACAACGAATATGATGTTGTATCTTACCTTCATCAAATAATCGGGCTGCTATTGCCATTACCCACCCGGCAAAGTAGGCGGACTGTAATTTATTCCAATCAATACTTGTTTTCTCATATGGTGCTACATCTACGGCATGGCTTGGGAACTTATTATGTTTTGAATTTGGCCATTTAACCTCAGAGTTTCCAACAGAGTAAGCCTCATTCTGAGCAATCTCACCACGATGCCCACAAACGATAGAGCAATCGTAATATTTAATTACCTCATTCATTAACACCTGTAAATCTGAATGACAGGTTGCTAAACGACTTTTGGATATGGATGAGAATTTATACATGATTATGATACTATTATTGCTACTGCTACCGCCGCCGCAGAAAGAACTCCTGTTATTATCATATTTACAATGTCACGAGTGTTTAATTTTACCCTTTCTACAGTCTTCATCTCTGCTTGAAATATTAACAAAGCAGACACATTTGTACTCAAAGCGGCAAGAGTTTGTGCCATGAACTGCTGACTATCCCGGATACTAATAAGATCAGCCTTCATTCCTGGTTTACCATTACCATCAATGGTTTCTTCAATCTTTTCCAATCTATCACGAATGTGATCAATCTCAACTGCTTTCGTACACGGATCCATAGTTCCTCCTTTCTTCAATGTTTGACTTATATATAGATTAAACTTCCTTCTGTATAATTTCAAAAGCCTCCTTTAAAGGATATTGCCTAATCATATCCCCAGAAGCCGTCCTTTCTGCAATATAATCTAAAAGTAAATCAAAATTAGACCATGCCTCCGGCGTAAGCCATTCTGTACTTGGATGAGCATAAAACACAACCCACGACTTATTTGCTATGGCATCATCAACGTATCCTTTTGCTGTTTCCAGACCAGCACTGTCCTCCATTACTAATCCCTGCCTCCCCAAAAATTCAGGGTGCATTATAGGCATTCTATTTTCAGAAGCAGACCCTGAGGCCATATACCCACCTCGAAAATGATCAAGAACTACATTTGCTGTGACTTGATCATAACCTCCTCCAGGATATATTTTGTGGGGTGATAAAAGAATCCCTTGAGAAAGATAATATTGTTTTGCTGCTGCATAATAACTTGCCAACTGAGCCTCCGTATAATTTACAGAAGTATCATAAAAATCCACATATTCCGGTATAAAAGTCCCCGTTTGCCAACTCACCGCAGTATGTAATGCTATTTCATGTCCAGCATTATAAGCAGACATCACCACCTCATAAGAAGCACCAAGAGCATAATTTATAGCATTTGAAGAATAGTACCCATGAGCCTCAAACATTCCTAACATTAATGCCCAGTCATCTGTTACCAAATGATCCCAAACAAAAGTTATCATTGCATGAGAAACATGATGATATGATTTAAAGTAATTATTAAACCACGATTTTTGTAAGGATGATAAATAAATCCCATCTTTTACAATTGCTAATTCTGTTATTATATTCCCCTCATCATATTTCTTCCAACCATAAAGCCCATTATTTATATCCCTTGGATAAACAATCCCAGGCTCAGGATAATATGCTTCACGTGCCGTCTTTGGTTTTTTACAATATAAAAAATCTGATTTTATATCTTCAAAATCATCGTATGTTAACACTTTTGAAACACCAGCATCAGAAAACAAAAATCCTCTATCAGAAGCATGCCTCAATAATTGACGAACCGTATTACTCCTGTTTAATAACTCCGAACCATCTGAAATAAACTCATCATTTACCTTTAAACCTACCCCAAAATAATCTAATGTCGTTTTCTCAATCTTATACGTCTCTCCACTTACACAATACCCTGTCATCATCATATCAGACCAATCACCTTTCTGATCAGCATTTTGTAATGAAATGACTTCTGGGCACTTTAAATTGGCACCATAACGTAACCAAGTATGACCATCTTGAACGTATTCAATTGTATTTCCTACAGCATCGGCCACACCTGTTATCAAAGCTGGAACGACAACTAATAAATATAACTTAGGATCATAAAACTCTACTGAACATTCAGCCGTTGTATTTGCTGGTTTCAATTCAAAATTTTCAGCAGTTGCCAAACCATTCAAATCAAAATTACCATTCCCAATAACCCAAGAACCCTCAGATGCCACCAAGCTGATAGAGGATAATCCAACTCCAGAATAAGTTGCTATACTTGAACTAAAGCCCTTAACAGACATGGTAAATCTATATCGTTTGCCAATTGTTAAAACCGAATATTCTCGCAATCTAAAATTAACACCATTATAATAATAAATGCAACCTTTCCCATCTGAACTTGGTGATAAATTATTTGTAGAAGATTGAGCATCAACAACAACTGGCCCAGCAAATACCGCACTGTAATCACTTTCATTCCCACTCCATTGGGAAGTATCCCACCCTAAAATTTCTGCTGATCGTAAAGAATAACCATACTTTAACAAGTAAAAATAATTATCCTGTGTGGTAATATTTCCCTCTGCAAGAGTAGAACAAATAGAATGATGCCCATTACCACTGACATCATATGATATTGTTGGAATATTTTCATTGATATATGGTTCACAGAAAGGAATAATAGCCCATATACTCCCTGATCTTGTAATTGTAACACCATAAACAGTCTGAGAAGCCCCTATCCTCAAAATACCATCAGAAGGAATCGTTGGTATATCTGATCCAGAAACAACAGAAATAGAATCTGACGTAAGTAATCCTGTAATGGTATAATCCAAATTAGCCCCATTTCCTGTCCTGGCAGAGGCACCCACTAAAGATATATGATTCTCATTACCTGAAACATCTTTCCATTTTTTATTTTCAAAATCAAAATCTCCAGCAAGAAATGCTAATAAATCTACATAATCTTCAATAGTTTCAGCAAAAGAAACATCTGTTCCAAGGACACCACTAATTTTAATCTTTACATTGCAGTCAATTTTATCATCAGCAGTAATACCTAATGGAAGTTCCGTGACTAATCCAATAAAATCAAGAAATGTTTCCTCTTCATCAGGAAGCATTATTCCGTAAAAACGAGCATCAGAATCCTCAAAATCATTCTTAAATAATTCATAATTTAAACGGGTAAAACTCATTGCCAAACTAATTTCACCCCCATTAAGAAATCCAGCAGTGAACTCATTATACCCATCTGCCGTATCTAACGAAGTTACATCAATAGTATCTTTATTCATTGACGGGCCAACAATAGCACGAACTTCAGCAATAGATTCCCAATCATTGCCATCCCAACGATAAAATTGGGCTCCAACCCCCACTATTGATAAACTGCTCATTAATCTATTACATTATTCGTTATAGGAAGCCACATATATGGAACGGGATCTCCACCAGCAGTGATAATTCCGCCAGCACTGCTTTGTGTAAAAATAACTTGACCAGTCCAAGCCTGATTTATTGCTGTTGTCAAAGTAAGATGCAAAGTCTTTTTATCTGCAGATAAACTTAAAGAAGATACCGTTCGAGATGTTACAGCAAAATCAGTAGCATCTATTTCAGAAAGACTACCCTCATCCAATTCCTCATGAAACAAAATATCAACAACCAGTGGAGTAGCATCCTCTACCACACCACTTATTGGATTATGTACGTATAGGTCGTTAAGAGCATTCCATATTTCTTGCCTCTTTGAAGAGTTATCCACCCCATTACGAATTACCAATCCTATGAATTCATAATTTGATTTATTTGCATATTCAAAATTACAACCAAGAAATAATTTATTTATTGTTCGCGTACCTAAATCACCTTCAGCAGGAAGACCTGAATTTAATTTAAGTGAACTACTTGCCCCATTTAATACTACAGTAGCTATTGCTCGTGCACCTAAGGTCGAATAATCTATTGAAATTGGGATTGAAGTAGCCGTAACAAATGCAATTCGTCCACCAGTACCATACTGCCGAAGATCAACCCCGGTCCCTGAATTAAATGAAACCATCGGTCTTCCAGTAATAAAACTGACAATTTTATATACAAAATAAATACTATTTGGTTGAGATAAAGCACTGGTCCCACTCATAGCCAAAAGATCATCTACCCCATCAAATAAAATACCTGTTGGTGTTAATGTAGGACGAGATCCTGTACTATCAGCACGTTCAACCACATCCCATGCAGAACTCCCCATTAAATTGGCAATAGCAACAACCTCATCCGTGTTTTCTACGGTAACACCTTCATCATATAAAAGAAGAGCCACCGTATTTCCATCATCCAAGGCAGCATACAAAGCATCATAATCACTACTTCCCACCGGAGGCGTTTCAGGCTCTTCCGCAGGTACGGTAGACCCTATATCTAACACAACCTGGCTGGTTACTTGGATGACCACATCCGCGGTAACTTTATCATCTGCACTTATTCCCATTGGTAACTCTATTACTAATCCTCCAAACGTAAATGTACTTGGTTCTGAATCATAATCAGCAAGTTGGATACGATAATTTTGTACAACATCTGAT